ATGGTGCAGTTGGTAACCAATACTTTAGATACTATGATGTACGACAGGCAAGTGGTATTACAACTGCTGGTCAATTTATTATTAGATTTATTGAGAAGAAAGTTAACGAATATCTAAACAATATATTACAAACAAAAGGTCAAGTAGATTATATTGTTGCGTCTGATACTGATAGTATCTATGTTACACTTGATAAGTTAGTACAAAAAACTTGTGAAGGAAAAGATGACCAACAAATTACAGATTTTATTGGTAAGGTGTGTGATAATAAAATCGAACCTTATATTGCAAAATGTTTTGATGAATTAGCTTCTTACACTAACGCATTTAAAAATTGTATGGTGATGAAACGAGAAGTTATTGCTAACAAGGGTATATGGGTTGCTAAGAAACGATATATGCTCAACGTGCTAGACGAAGAAGGCGTCAGACTTGCAGATCCAAAGTTAAAACTTATGGGCATAGAAGCAGTCAAGTCTAGCACACCACAAGTTTGTCGTGGTAAAATTAAAGAAGCAATTAAAATTATTATGGGTAAAACAGAGGATGATCTACATAAATTTATTGCAGACTTTAGAAAAGAATTTAACGAACTAGAACCTGAAGCTATTGCCTTTCCTAGAAGTTGTAACAATCTTAAAAAGTATATGTCATCAAGCAGTATCTTTATCAAAGGCACACCAATACATGTCAAAGGTGCGTTGATATATAATCATCAACTAAAACAATTTAAATTAGGTACAAAGTATCCTTATATACAAGAGGGTGATAAGATTAAGTTTCTAAAACTAAAAGAAGCAAACCCATTTAAGTTTGATGTTATCAGTTATATTAGTACATTGCCAACTGAATTTAAATTAAAACAGTATGTAGATTATGAAACACAATTTGAAAAAACATTCCTTGACCCTATGCGATTTATATTAAATGCTATCGGGTGGGAACATGAACCAAAGGCAAGTTTAGAGGCATTTTTCGGATGATATTATTTGGTAAAACAATTTATGAAAACAAGTTAGGTATTTCTGACCGTGATAGGGATATCTATAAACAGCTTTTACAAAACTTAGATTACACATATTCTGGTAGTGGTGGTGAACAAAGAGATATATCACATATCTCACATGAAAAAAATGTATTAGAACACCCAAACTTATTGCATTTAAAAAATAAAATAATGCAAGAATTTTATACATTTAAACACCAAGTAATGAGATATAAAAATAAATTTGAGATTGTTAGATCATGGATTGCAAAGAGTGAACCTGGCCAATCTAGTAATTTTCATAATCATAATAATTGTATGTGGTCTGGTGTTTATTATGTAGATGTGCCAAAAAAATCAGGTGGTATTACATTTGAAAATTTTGATGTACAAAGATTTCAATTACAGGTACTTGATTATAATGAAAACAATTCTGATAAAGTTACAATTGTACCTGAAACTGATACGATCATATTCTTCCCTAGTGAAGTATACCATAAAATAGAAACAAACGAAAGCAACATGACAAGATATTCTATAGCTTTTAATTGGTTGCCAATTGGTGAGATTGGTGATGATACAAGCGATAGTTTTATTAACAACTTACAAAATGTTCCCAAATAAACAATATGGAGTGATCTATGCAGATCCACCTTGGCAGTTTAAAACTAGGTCTGAAAAAGGAAAAGATAGAAGTCCTGAGAAACATTATAATGTGCTCAATCTTACTGATATCTGTAATTTACCTGTTAGCGATATTGCTAAACCTGATTCAGTCTTATTAATGTGGGTGTGCGATCCACTATTAGACCAGGCGTTTAAAGTTATAGACGCCTGGGGTTTTAAGTTTAAGACAGTAGGTTTTACTTGGGCAAAAACAAATAAAAATAAACTAGGTTTTTTTACAGGTCTAGGATATTGGACAAGAGGTAATCCTGAAATGTGTTTATTAGCTACAAAGGGTAGACCAAAAAGAATATCTAAATCTGTACCTCAGTTAGTAGTTGAACAAAGAAAAAGACATAGTGAAAAACCTTTAATGCATGAACAAATAGAACAACTTGTCGCAGGCCCTTATATTGAATTATTTGCAAGAAAAAAGACGAGAAGTGGTTGGGATTATTGGGGGAATGAAGTATGAGTCTATGTATGGCATTGACTTTCTCAGCTTTGTGTGTTATAATACCAGCATTATTATTATGGATGTGGAATGGCGAAGACTCTAACTAAACTAGAACCAGCAGACGCTTTGTATTGTGCTAAAATTTTCAATGACTATTTTGGTCAGTTTGAAAGAATAGACCAATACATGAAAGATCAAAAGTTGGCACAATTGGAAGATACTGTATCATCTTCTCTACCAGGCATGGGACCTGAAGAAGATTTATTTAATGATTTTACTATGTCACCTGAAGACATGGACTTTGAAGTATATGAGCCTACTGATGGTACAAGTTATGTTACATTATTAAATATGACATCAAGTCATACTAATATGCCAAGTATTCCAGGTAAAGAATTAAAGTTATTAGTTAAAGAAAAAAACACAGGCAAGATTATTGGTTTTATTCGTTTTGGTTCTCCTGTAATCAACTCAGCTCCTAGAAATCAAGTATTGGGTCAAGTGCCTGATTTGAAACAGTTTAACAAAACTGCCATTATGGGTTTTACAATTGTACCTACACAGCCATTTGGTTATAATTATTTGGGTGGTAAACTATTGGCAGCTATTTGTTGTTCACACAAAGTAAAAGATATACTAGATAAAAAATATAATATGAACTTAGTTATGTTTGAAACTACAAGTTTGTATGGTTCTAGTAAATCATCTAGTCAATATGATGGTATGAAACCATATCTAAGATTTAAAGGTGTAACTGATAGTAAATTTATTCCGTTAATGCATGGTCAACCATATAGAGATTTAAATAATTATGTTGAAGAACGAGTTGGTCTTTTAGTGCCAGCTGGTGCGTCAAGTCGTAAACTTAAAATGACAACAGCTGTGATTGGTTTATTAAAAAGAAGTTTAAACGGTGATGATTTAGTAAAGTTTAAATCTACAATTGCAAATGCTTTAAAACTAACAGAAAGAAAAAGATTTTATGTTTCTAATTATGGTGTAGAAAACTTTGTTGATATTGTAAATGGTAAAACAGATACAATTAAAAAGGCAGAAAACTACGATAGATTTAGTTTTGAAAATACTATTTTATGGTGGAAAAAACTTGCAACAAAAAGATTTAATAATTTAAAAGCAGATGATCGTTTAAGAACTGAATTAGAATTGTGGTCAAAAGAGGCAAATATAGATATAATAAGATGAGAAAAAAGAAAACTTATATACACGTAAACCAACACGTAATACGGAGTAATAAAAAACATGGAAAAGATGATCCAGTTATTACAGTTAAACAAGGTACAAAAAATACCTATTGCCACGAAGTTAAGATACATGGTCCGTCATCCGTTCTTTATGGCGGTAATGATAAACCTTTGCTTTCTTGTGGTGCTAGAGTTGTTATTGTAACTGAAAGTGAAACTGAAATTGTAAGATGAAGAACTTAGAAGACTTTATATTTACAGCTAACTATTTACCAAAAGAAGATTGCCAATATATTGTAAATTCTATTTCACAAAGAGATTGGAAAAAACATGAGTGGCATGAAAATGTAAATAATAGTTATCAAAGTGAACAAGAAAAAGAATTAGATGTGTATATGTCAGATGAAGTCTTACAAGAAAAACTACATCCATATATATTAAAAGCTATTAATGATTACACAAAAGAAAAATTTTTTGATGCCGATAAGACTAAATATTTGGTAACTAGATATAGTCCTGTCAGATTTAATAGATATGTAAATGCAAAGATGAGAACGCATTACGACCATATACATTCTATATTTGATGGTGATAGAAAAGGTATTCCTGTATTAAGTATATTAGGAGTTTTAAATGATGATTACAAAGGTGGTAACTTTTTATTTGGTGATGAGCATGAAATAAAATTGCGACAAGGAGACATATTGATATTTCCGTCAATATTCTTATATCCACATAAAGTAAAAGAGGTAACCGAAGGAACACGATATAGTTTTATAACTTGGGCTTTCTAATATGAACATGATAACAGAAAAAGATTACCTAAATTTAAAAGAGTATTGGGATTATCAACGTAAGATACAATACAATAGAGAAGAAATAGAAAAGATGGCTGCCGATTTTGAAGGCCGTTTACAAAGAAATGATGGTTTTGCTGTAACACCATTAAGTGCAAATGATGTATTTGATATGATATGGAACAAAATGAGGAGTGAGGATTATCAGGATCCACCAAAAGGCTGGGTACCAAATGATCCACAATATAAAAAATGGAACGAATAGAAGTAATAGACAATTTAATAAATGATTATAACCACAATCATATAGAAAAAACTTTACTTGATAATACAAAGTTTGATTATAAATTTGTTAGAGATGTTACCATAGAGGGTAACGAACAACAAAGACCTGGTTTTTATCATATGTTAATGCAAGATAATAAAAAGGTTTCGCCTTTTGCAAATTTGGCTGTAGATATTGTTACTCATTCATGTATCAAATTAAATTTAATACCTAAAAAAATATTACAGGCAAGAAGTTTTTTACAATTACCTTTAGCAGCTCATTATAGAGGTGATAATGTTGATACACCACATATAGATAATGTTGAAAATCATATTGTAATATTATATTACGTTAACGATAGTGATGGTTGTACAGTAATTTATGATAAGAAATATGAAGAGGGTAAAACTGTAAAATTTGACGAACTAAAAGAAATTAAAAGAGTGGAACCTAAAAAAGGAAGAGTGGTAATATTTAATGGTTTACATTATCACACAGGTGAACAACCAAATAGTAATTTAAGAAGTATTATAAATTGTAACATACAAGTATGAATAAAATAAAATTAGAAATATCAGCTTTAATAGATAAGTTTGAACAACATGATTTACTTAAAGATAATTTACTTGATTTAATTGATAAGTCAGATAATCCGGTAGAGAAAAAAATAGATAAGAATTGGGAATATCACATATCAAAATGTGATTGGGATAATAATACAGATTTTGATAATAGACCTTGGGTAGATTTACTAAAACCATATTTACAAAACCACTTTAATAAGTGTGCTAATTTTATGTTATATCAAAAGGCAAAAATAAAAGCATTATGGTATCAACAGTATAATCAAAATGACGCACATGGTTGGCATATACATGGTGATAATTACACAGGTGTTTATTACTTACAACTACCAGAAGGATCATCAAAAACGGAATTAGTAAATCATTATTTACAAGACAAAGAAATACAAACGGCACAAATAGAAGCTAAAGAAGGAGATATTATAATCTTTCCTAGTTTTGTTATACATAGATCGCCAAAGATTGATAGTGATGTTACAAAAACAATTATATCATTTAATTTAGAATTTAACGGTATCAAAGAAGTATAATGTATTTTCCAACATATCATACACATAGGTTTTATGAAAATCCACAACAAGTTTATGAGTGGGCAAATAGTTTAGAATATATAAGACCAGAATCAGGACATTATCCTGGTGCAAGAACATTACATTTACACGAAGTGGATGGAGATTTCTTCCAATATGTGTGTAATAAAGTATTACGAATGATTTATGGTAAGTTTGTAAAAGATATTGATTACCAATGTGCTATGAATTTTCAAAAAATACATTATGATGATATAGCTGAAGACGGTAAAGGTTGGGTGCATTTAGATGAAAGTTCCCATTTAACAGTATTGATATATTTAACACCAGGTAAATCACAATCTGGTACTTCTTTGTATATGCCTAAAAAAGAGGGTACTATCTTAGGTGGTAAACAAGAAGAAAAATTTAAATATTATAAAACCAAACAAGCAACAACTCAACATAGAGAAGCTTTAGATTATAACAATGGATTATATGAAGAGATTGCGACATTTGGTTCTAATTTTAATAGTATGGTTGCATTTGATGGTGGTATGTTCCACGGTGCAAACTTTGATTTAAAACCAGGCGAAGAGAGATTAACACAAACCTTATTCTTTAATGATTTAAGAGTTCCTTACTATCCTGGAGTAGAGATGGAGAGAAATAGTCTGTGATGATAACAGTTTATAAACATGGAAAATATATGACACATCACTTTCCACCTCAGGAGCTTGACAATATTAAAGAAACATGTTATAGTATTGGGATAAAATGGTATACTATAAGTTATACAGAAACGGAGAAACAAGAATATGAGCAACTTTCTAAAAGACATAATTAAAGAAACAGGAAATGAATATGCAACACTAGTAAGTGAGGGTGTTGATGGTGCAGATGTAACATCATTTGTAGATACAGGTTCCTATTCTTTCAATGCTCTATTATCTGGTAGTATTTTCGGTGGTATGCCAGGAAATAAAATCACAGCAATAGCAGGTGAAGCTGCAACAGGTAAAACATTTTTTGCCTTAGGTATTTGTAAATCATTTTTAGAGAAACATCCAGACGCAGGTGTTATTTACTTTGAATCTGAAAGTGCAATATCTAAAGACATGATTGAAGGCAGAGGTGTTGACGCTCAAAGAATGGTGATAGTGCCAGTTGCAACAGTACAAGAATTTAGAAATCAAGCAATCAAAATTATTGACAAATACTTAGAACAACCAGAAGACAAAAGAAAACCATTAATGTTTGTATTAGATAGTTTAGGTATGTTATCAACTACAAAAGAAATGGAAGATACAGCTGCTGGTAAAGAAACAAGAGATATGACTAGATCACAAATAGTCAAATCTACATTTAGAGTTTTAACACTTAAATTAGGTAAAGCAAATATACCTATGATAATGACCAATCACACTTATGATGTTATTGGTTCTATGTTCCCACAAAAAGAAATGGGTGGCGGCTCAGGTCTAAAATACGCAGCCTCATCAATTGTATATCTTGGTAAAAGAAAAGAAAAAGACGGCACCGAGGTAGTTGGAAATATCATTCATTGTAAAAATTACAAATCACGTTTAACAAAAGAAAATGCTCAAATAGATGTAAGACTAACTTATAAACAAGGCCTTGATAGATATTATGGTCTTTTAGAACTAGGCGAAGAAGCTGGTGTCTTTAAGAAAGTATCTACAAGATATGAATTATCCGATGGCACTAAAGTTTTTGGTAAGTCTATCAATACTGAGCCAGAAAAATATTTTACAGATGAGGTATTAACAAAGATTGATGAGTACACAAAAAGAAAATTCTCCTACGGATCAGACGAAGAATAAAAGATACGTTTTTGTACAACGAGAAGAAGACGAGTTTACTTCTTTAAAGTTGACAGAGGGCACTTTTAAAGGTGTAATCTACAAATACGGTAGAGTACAATTTGCTGATAGGGAAAATGAAGACGGGCTGTTGCCAATGAAGTTTGATTATGATATATTGCAAAATCCATATGAAGTGGAGCTTGACAATAAAGAATTTTTAGACTATATTGGTGATATATTAATAGAACTAATGGATGAGAAAGTGAAAAGTGGTGGAAGTATTATCGGAAAGAATTGAACTAACTATATTAAGAAACCTAGTTTACAACGAAGAGTTTACTAGAAAAGTTTTACCTTTTATCAAAGAAGAGTATTTTGTCAAAAGAGAAGAACAAACTTTATTTGGTGAGATATTTAAATTTGTTGACAAGTATAAAAATCTACCTACAAAAGAAACTCTATTAATAGAACTTAATCAAAGAAAAGATATCAACCAGGAAGAACTAGGTCATATCCGTGATCTAGTAAAAACTTTTAGTGAAGATGATATTGATACAAAATGGTTATTAGATACAACTGAAAAGTTTTGTAAAGATCGTGCCGTTCACAATGCAGTATTAGATGGTATCAAAATATTAGATAAGAAAGACGCTAAAAGATCACCAGAAGCTATACCAAGTATTTTATCAGACGCATTAGCTGTATCTTTCGATAACCATGTAGGGCATGATTATATCGAAGACGCCAAAAGTAGATTTGATTGGTACCATACAAAAGAGAAAAAGTTTAAATTTGATTTAGATTATTTCAATCGTATTACAAAAGGTGGTGTTCCTAGTAAAACTTTGAATATTGCTCTTGCAGGTACAGGTGTTGGTAAATCTTTGTTTATGTGTCATTGTGCTAGTAACTTTCTAACACAAGGTCAGAATGTGTTGTATATTACTTTAGAGATGGCAGAGGAAAGAATTGCTGAAAGAATAGACGCTAATTTATTAGATGTATCTATGGAAGACCTACACGTTATGCCTCAACAACTATATGATAGTAAAGTTGAAAAGATTAATGCAAAGACAAATGGTAAATTAATTATCAAAGAATATCCTACAGCTTCTGCTCATGCAGGTCATTTTAGAAGTTTATTAAATGAATTATCACTAAAGAAAAGTTTTAAACCAGATATGGTCTTTATTGATTATTTAAATATCTGTGCTAGTAGTAGATTTAAAGGTGGTAACATATCATCATATTTTTATATCAAAGCAATTGCTGAGGAACTTAGAGGTCTTGCTGTTGAGTTTGATGTGCCTATCTTTAGTGCAACACAAACAACTAGAACTGGTTTCGTTTCAACTGATATTGGTTTGGAAGATACCTCAGAAAGTTTTGGTTTACCTGCTACTGCCGACTTCATGTTTGCCTTAATGTCAAATGAAGAGTTAGAAGCATTAGGTCAGATGAAAGTCAAACAGTTAAAGAATAGATATAATGATCCGTCTGTAAACAGAGCATTTATTATTGGTGTTGACAGGTCTAAAATGAGATTGTATGATGTACAACAAGCAGCTCAAAATATAGTAGATAGCAACCAAAAAGAAACACCTGAATCAGCTTACGATAAGTTTAGTGATTTCAAATTATAGGAGATAGTATGCCAAAGAGAAAAACACAAAAGGTTCAATTCAGAAAAGGCGATAGAAGACCTAGACCTGATAAAGATTATACAACCTTATCGTATAGAAAGAGATTAATTAAAAGAGGTAAGAAGATGATTTGGAATGTTACAGAGTATCCTACAAAGACAGTAATCGGTGAATACTTTTTTGAAGAAGACGCAGATAAGCTAACTAAGTTTCAAAACAAACATAAAGTATGGCATGCTAATGGAGGAATACCAAAATTTTTAACAATTAAGATATAAATAGTTACATGGCATACAGTTTTATACCTCAATCACCAAACGATATATCTAAAAAATCTGATATATTTAAATCTAGCGAATACATGCAGGTGTATCGTTATTTACAAAAGAAATTTAAAAGAAAAGATCCTATAGCTTTATCTGAAAAGGTAAGTGAAAAAAAGAACATTAAAGTAACACGTGCTTTTCAATCAGTAATTACAATTAACGATATTAAGAATGATCTATCTCTAAATGAAGTAAACTTATCTTTTGGAGAAGGCAGTAGAGGTGGTCGAGGTGTTAAGAACCAAGGTAATCAGTTCGAAAAAGATTTAGCTGAAGACATGGATGTTTGGTGGAATGATGATGGTAAATATAAGAATCCACATACTGAAAAAATTATTAATGAAATGGCAAAAATATATAAGTGGAATGACGCTAAAACATTTGAAGCAAAAGTAGAGGGTGATTTAAACCAAAGACGTCCACTTGTATGGCAAGGTCAACAAATTTATATCGGTAAGGGCGGTGAACCTAATATCGGTGCTACAGTAACAGATATTACAGTTACTACAAATGGTAAAAATAAAACGTATCTATCATTAAAGGCAACAGGTACAGTTACATTCTTTAATGCAGGTGTAAGTAGATATCTTATCAAAGATGAAATGATGAACTTAGGCACAGTTAAAAATCCATTTGGTCTATCTTTATTAAAGATGTTAGGTATTGATCCTAAGATGTTTGCTAGAGTATTTAATTCTTATGGTGGTAAAGTATTTCAACATAAACAATTATTTTCACACATTAAAAAGATGGACATTCCAAGATTTAGAAAGTTTTTAGAGAGTGGTATAGGTTATGGTTATCATTATATACATGCAAAAAGACCTAGCGAAATACATCATCTAAAAATGACAAGACAGTTTATGAAAAAGTTAGCAGACCCTAAAAGAGCTAGTATTTTCTATGGTGGAAAGACAGGTCCAGGTAAAAGAGTGGACATTGAAATCCAAACACCAATGATTGACCTAAAGATCAACATACGTAATAAACAAGGTGGCATATATCCTACTCATATTATGTGCGATTACGTGTTTAAATCTTATAAATAGTATTATTGATTTGTTAATGGGGTTTTGATATTATAGTTATGGATAAATTGGAGAATAAATGTTTAGTTTTAAAGGTTTTGTTACTAAGGAGAAGAATACTCATTTAGAGCATTTAGAAGACGATATAATCAATCGTGGTTCTAATGGTGGCAGAAACGCCATTAACTTCTTAAAGTCAGTAAGAAATATGCTGGCGGGTAACTCAGGTAAAAAAGTTAATATGTCCGTCAAATGGGACGGCGCACCAGCTATAATCTGTGGTATTAATCCAGAAAATGGCAAATTCTTTGTTGGTACTAAATCTGTATTCAACGTTACTCCAAAAATAAATTATACTTCATCAGACATATCTAAAAATCATTCTGGTCCTGTGGCCGAGAAGTTAAATATATGTTTAAGAGAACTAAAAAGATTAAATATCACAGGCATATTACAAGGTGATTTACTATTTACAAAAGGTGATTTAAAGACAGATAATATAGATGGTGATTCTATGATTACGTTTACACCTAATACAATAACATATGCTGTACCTGTAAACTCAGAAATAGGTAGAAGAATTAGAAGAGCAAGAATGGGTATCGTGTTTCATACATCATACTCAGGTAAAACAATGGCAAGTTTACGTGCCGGTTTTGGTACTGTTTCTGGTAAGTCAAATGTACAATCAGTATTTTTAGCAGACGCAGCTTATAGAGATACAACTGGTTCTAGTAAGATGACTAAATCAGAGTTAAGTAGATTTGACGCAAGTATTAGAATGGCAGAGGGAAGTTTACAAAAGGCTTCTACTGTTTTAGATGAGATGTCAAAAACATCTAACGATAGTTTAACAGTTGGTTTTAGATTAAAAACATTTTTTAATCATTATATAAGAAACACCAAAGGTAGTATGACAAAAGTTAAAACTCTTGTTGATATGTTTGAAGAATATTATACAAATATTTTACAACAAGAAATAGACGCAAAGAAAACAGATCGTGGTAAAGAAAGATACATCAAAGCTAAAGAAGAAGGAACACGATTTGTAAATAGAAACCGAACTGCCATTTATTTTGCTATTGCTTCTCATGTTACTTTACAAAATGCAAAGAACGTTTTAATTAATAAACTAGCAGAGATACAATCAATTGGACATTTTTTAAGAACACCTAATGGTTATAAAGTAACGGCGCCAGAGGGTTATGTTGCAGTTGATAGAGTTGCAGGTGCAGTTAAGTTTGTGGATAGATTAGAATTTAGTAGAGCAAACTTTACAATAGATAAAGATTGGGTTAAAGGATAAGATATGGCTACAAGTGGATATCAAGGAACATTAATTATAAAAGGAAATAATGTAACAGATACCCTAAGTGATAATAATTTTAATAGAGCTCATTTTGTAAGAATACAAACAACAGTTGCTAACAATCTTATTACACTAAAAGATGAAAGTGGTAATACGATAGGAAGTTTAGAGTTACACGCTGTAGGTGACAGTATAGTAATTGAAAAAAAACCATCACAGACACTTTCATCAAATGGTAATTGCCACGCTTCAGCAGTAGGAAGTCCTCATTAATGAAAAGTTTTAAAAATTTTATAACTGAAGCCGAACAAAAAAGAATTATAATGATAGGTGGACCTGGTTCTGGTAAATCAACTTACTCAGAAATCATAACAAAAAAACTAGGCATACCACATATCTATACTGGTGATATGATGAGAAAGTTAGCACAAACAGATACACCAGACGGAAAGAAAGTAAAAGAATTATTAGACAAAGGAGAATTTGCACCTTTGAACATTGTTATTAAGGCAGTTAAAGATAGAGTAAATCAACCAGACGCTCAAAAAGGATATGTGTTTGATGGTTTTCCTAGAAATGTAAAACAAGCTGACGCAATGAAAGAAGAGAATATAGGTTATGATTATGTTGTTAATTTAGAAGTATCAGAGGAAGAAGTGGTACGAAGATTAACAGCAAGAGGTCGAGCAGATGATAAACCAGAAATTATAAAGAATAGATTAAAAGTTTATCACAGAGAAACAGCACCTCTGTTAGATTATTTTAAAGACGAAATAATCAATATTAAAGCAGAGGGTCATACACCAGAAGAGATTGCTAAAACAATCATAAGAGAAGTTAAATGAAAAATTTAAAAGAGATAAGAGAGTTTATAAAAGAGGGCGTTTACGATCCTGGTATTTTAAAAGCATTCTTTTTAGCAGGTGGTCCAGGTTCTGGTAAATCGTTTGTAACAAGAAATGCATTTAGTGGTTCAGGTTTAAAAGTTGTAAACTCAGATACTTTCTTTGAAAGAGGTTTGAAAAAGGCAAGTTTATCTCTAAGTATGCCAGATGAAGAAGGATATTTTAGAGATATTATTAGAAAAAGAGCAAAACAAACAGCTGCCACAGCATTAGATCAATATGTAATGGGTCGTTTAGGTTTAGTAATTGACGGTACTGCTAGAGATTATGACATTATTGCAAGACAACATTCAATGCTAAACAATATGGGTTATGATTGTTATATGATATTTGTAAATACAAGTTTAGAAGTTGCATTACAAAGAAATGCTAAAAGAGAGAGAAGTGTACCAGAATATATTACAAGAAAATCACACGAAACAGTACAAAGTAATATTGGTAGATTACAGAGATTATTTGGTAATAGACAATTTATAGTCATTGATAATAGCGCAAGTGAAAAAGAATTAATTACACAAACATTAAATAAATGTAATAGAACAGTAGCAAGTTTACTAAGAGCACCAATAAATAATTATATGGGTAAACAATGGGTGCAAAAAGAATTACAAGCAAGGAAGAGAACGTAATGTCATTTAAAAATAAAATATTAGAAAGTATCATAGACATACCACGTAAGACGTATGCACCTAAGGTATTTGATGACGCTAATACATCTAATCCTAAAATAAAAGATAGTGTTAAAAAACAAATAGAAGATCAGTTAAAAGAATTTGAATCTGAATATCCTATTTTAAAAACATCATTAATAGGTTCTATTCTTACAAAAAGATATAGAAATGACGCAGACTTAGACATTAATGTATTGTTTGATGTGCCAGCTGATAAACAAGATAGTGAAAGAGAAAGACTATCTAAGAAATATCTATCATCTAAAAATCCAGATAATATTCAAGGTAAATTAATACCTGGTTCTGAACACCCTATTAACTATTATTTTATTACAGATAAAAAAACTTATGATGACCAAAACAAAAAGGCAGACGCTGTATTTGATATTGAGGGAAATAAGTTTATAAAAAGACCAGATGATTTTACATTTGATATAGACATGTATATCAAAGACTTTAACAAAAAAGTACAAGAGTTAGATATTGTTAAAGGAGAATTAAAAAGAGATATTATAGATTACAGAGAATTAGAAGATTTGAAACCAGATGATGTTTTAAATTTACAAGATAAACTAAATGATAAGTTAAATGAAATTGAAGATGATATAGAACAGATCATCAAAATAGGTGATGGTGTGGATGCAGATAGAAGAGCTGCATTTGATAAAGATATGTCACCAGATGAAATCAGAAAGTTTGGTGTAAAAAATAGATTACCTAAAAATGTAATTTATAAAATGTTAGAAAAATATCACTATTTAAAATTCTATAAAAAATGTCAAAAGATTTTAGATGATGGTAAAGTAACTCCAGATGAGATAGATGATTTAGAAATGCATGAAGCAAAAGGTAAATCTATTGCATTTACATTTGGTCGATTTAACCCACCTACAATTGGGCATGAAAAACTTATTAAGAAAGTACAGTCTATACCTACGAAAGATTTTAAAATCTTTTTAAGTAGAAGTGAAGACCCTAAAAAGAATCCATTATCACCACAACAAAAACTAGCATATATGAAAAAGATGTTTCCTCAATATGCAAGAAACATAGAAATTAATACTACAAATATGGTATTAGATATTGCTACTAAATTACATAAACAAGGTTATACAGATGTTACTATGGTTGTGGGTAGTGATAGAGTAAGAGAATTTGATACTATTTTAAAAAAATATAATGGTGTTTCAAGTAGACATGGTTTATATGACTTTGATAGTATAAAAGTTGTTAGTGCAGGTGAAAGAGATCCGGATGCCGAAGGCGCAACTGGTATGAGTGCTAGCAAAATGAGAGCTGCGGCTGCCAAAGGTGATTTAAATAATTTTAAAAAAGGATTACCTAGAGGTGTTGACGCAGATAGATTAATGAAAGACGTAAGAAAAGGAATGAAACTTGCAGCTTCATATGGCGGTATGGCACATGCTGGTTTAGGAACATATAAACCTGTTGCAAGTTTAGAAGAATTTGAACAACAACAAATTAGAGACCTCTACATTAGAGAAATGATTTTTAATATCGGAGATAAAGTTAATAATGTCAAAGAAGACTTTAAAGGGATTGTAAAAAGAAGAGGTACTAATTATGTTGTGTTAGAAGATACAGAAAATAATTTACACAAATGCTGGATTTGGGATTGTATTCCTGTATCAGCAAATAAAGAAGTAGCAATGAGAGAATTTAATTTGGACATAGATTATGGTTTCAAAGCAGTAAGTGAAAAGAAATCAGAATATGGACACACAGATAGTTTACCTCAGGATAAAGATGTTACCAAACAAAAAGGTACACAACCTAAAAAATATTACAGAGATTTAAAAAAAGATGTAAAAGATAAAAGAGCTGCTCACTTTAGAAATACTGATACTACAAAGAATGACAATGATCCTGCTCCAGGAGATAAGACAGCTAAGACTAAACCAAGTAAACACACTAGCAAATATAAGAAGATGTTTGGTGAGTTAAAACAAGATTTAGTTGACGCTTGTTGGAAAGGTTATAAGCAAGTGGGAATGAAGAAAAAAGGAAATAAACAAGTTCCTAATTGTGTGCCAGAAGCATACGATATAGGACACGATTATGCGAAACA